AGAATCTAGTCCATACTTGTCTTCAAACATCTGTTCTTCACTATATACGCTTTCAGTATCAGGACAGACGTAATACCAAGTATCGTCAGAATCGTCAAAAAACCAAGACTGAGGACTTGTCTGAAAGATATTAGCTAACTCAGTTGCTTCGTCGCTAAGCCAAGCTTTTGACCAATCGCTTTCATCGTCATCAGCATATCCAAGCTCTACTTCTTGTTCATAGTCTAAGCTAGACTTATACGTTCCATAAGTGCTTGTCGGATAACTATTGATATTCCATTGATATGTTCTTGACTGATACTTGAACAATGTCTTTTCTACATTAGTTTTGATATCGTCAAACTTCGACGTATCAAAAGCATATAATGTATTTTTGTTAAGACTATAAACGTCTGCTTTTATATTATGCATTGCTAAAGCATCGTCAATAAATGACGATTCGCTTGCATAGAACAACGTTTTAAGTTCAGGAATGTATGCGACGTGTAAAGGACGATTCGTCTCTCTACACAAATACAATACCATTGGATTTTTCTTAACGAAGGATAACGCAAAGTCGCTGTCAAAATCTTTGACTGCATCTTGTATGTTATCGTTGCTATCTATTGACTTAAAGATAAGCTGTGAGTCTACTGGACATTGTTTGTCTAGTTTACTTTGCATTTCTTTAATATTGTAAACGCAACCATTATGAGCGCCGACGACATCGCCGACTCTAAATGGGTGTGCGTTCGATTTGACTATTGCTCCTTCTGTCGCAAATCGTGTATGTCCAAGCAATATATATGACTCGTCAATTAATGACTTGACTGCATTATTATATTCTTTGGAGTCTACGAATTTGCCAGACGGCAATAGTGATTTATATACTCTAGTGCTAGTCCCGACCTTAGCAATGCCAGACGAATGAGACCCTCTAGTCTCACTATCTGTTGCTATTTCACGCAACACCTTTTTGACAATTTTATGTTGTCTCTTAGTGTACGGCGTCGGCGACTTTGCTATTCCATATATACCACACATAGTCTAATCTCCTTTGTTTTTGTTTAAAATCCCTATATCCTGTATAGGCGAAGTCTGCGACGAATACATATCGGTGCGAAAGGAATAACACCCAGACAAACCGACTATTTGTCCATACTGATTACGACTCGTCGCTATAATCATTGTACGCCTACTATTGTAAGCCAAAATTTTTCTCTAGTTGATAGTCGCTTTGCTTGATTGCGACTATATGTATAACGTATGTTGTTCATACCAATAAAATTATCATATTTTCTTTTAACAAACCATAGGCGTCGCTTGTAAGCAAGACTTTCTTGTTCTTGTCTTGTTAGCTCACGTGGACGCCCTTTCTTATCTGGTTTAAGGTATATCATTTAGATGATTGCCTTTGTAATCTCGTAGTTCTCACGTCTGACGTCTTCTAAGTCTTGACGTAGTTTTGCAATGTCTTGAACTACTTTATTTTTCTTATCTTGTACGACTTCATTTTCTGTATAGAAATTGAAAATCGCCGACTGCAATTCCTTAATTTGTCTATCAATACCTGATAACATTTGCAAATTGCGTCTATGCGTTTTTATCTTGTCTTCTATCATTTTTCTTTTCCTTTTTATTTACCGAATTAGGTATAGTCTTGCGTCCATCTATACCACGTCCTTCCATTCCTGGGAATGGTCTTGTTTTACTAGTCTTGCAATTATTACACATTGCGTCTGCTCTCTTTCCTAGACACTATTAGTCTAGCTTTCTTATTTACAAAAAATATAAAAAATCTGTTATCGTCTATAAACATACTATCGTCTATAACCTGCCTGGCGTCCAGACTCTACGTGCTTGTCGATATGCTTTGCGTAGTGTCTTTAATGCGTCTTGTATGTTGGTTGCGTCAAGTGTAATACGTCTGTCACTTATCTCGTAAGTGTCCATAATATTGGACTCGACACGTAGATATGTATTGTCTTTTAGTTGTTGCTGTGCGAACACAGAGATAAAGACTATTGCATTATTGAATGTCAAGTCTGTTACTACGTCTGTGTCTCCGTTAAGACTAGTATCTATTACGTCGTGATACTCTATTGTCAAGTCTACTTTACTTTTACTACCCATAACGACATAGAATGTCATTCCGTCTACTGGTGCAGGTACGTCAACCTCTCTAGTCCAACGCTGTTTGCAAGTAGGACAAGGTTCACTAATTGTCTGTTTTATTGTTTTCATATTATTTCCTTTCTCCCGACGTTGTGCCTGAAATCGTCGTTGGCTTGGTCGTCGTCGGATATACTTTCATACCATAATCTACGAAATTCTAGCGACAATACCAAGAACTCAGTTGTCTAGCATAGACTATTTTGTCGGGGGAACTGAGCTAGACTAGACTTAGTCTAGCTCTAGAGTTAGAGTCTAGCTCTCATTTTTTATAAAAAAAAATTATCGTCGGTCGGTCAAAAAGAAATCTTGATAAATATGCGAAAATTCCTTGACTCTTATGTATAAAATCGTCAATTTATGGGTATGAGTAACAAACTAAAAACAGATGCTTTTGCTAAACTCTTAGCTAAGACGGGTTTAACACAAGAACAATTGAAAGACATGGATATTGAAGTTCTTGAAGCATCATCAAACGAAGGGCGCATCCTTGAGAATGCGTCGAAGGTTTTGGCATCTCAAGAAGACAAAGCAGTTCAAAAAGATATGAATCGCCTTGTTGATATTATCAATAATAAAGACGTGTTGAACGTTGCCGAAGGGAATGAATTAATACGTAATTACAAAGACAACTTTGTATATTCCAAAAAGAAAACAATTGACGGCGAAAAAAAGGATGTTGATTGTTATCCCCGTCTATCTATCAAGATAGAATCAGTAGAAGTATAATCAGTTAGCCCCCGGCTTTAGTCGGTCGGGGGTACCTCTAGGGGCTAGGAATCTAGCCCCTAGAATGTATGATATCGTCGGGGGTTAGAGCCAGACTGAGGAACGATAGTCTGGCTCTAGAGCTGTTGGTTTTTTTATATATACCAAAAAAAGAAAGCCCCAGGTTTTTACACCCAGGGCATCTTTGTTTATGATTTGTAAGAATCTGGACAATCCTCAGACGAACAATTACATTTGTATCCATCTTCGTAGCCTTCTCTATAACTCGTAGCCTTTGTATATTCTATTGTCATACCAAGTGCCCAAACAGTCATAAACACTGCATACATTACTAATAATCCCATTTTATTTTCCTTTCCTTTGTAGTTCACAACAATATTCCGTGTTCTCATCTTCGCAACATACTTCTCTTTGAATACCTGAAGCCGTTACATAAAGACCTTTTTCGTCGTCCCATTTGTTACCCTTGTTATCGGTTGGAAATGGTACGGTACTCTTATCTTTTTTACTCATTGTATTTCCTTTCGGTTGTGACGGGGCCGAAGCCCCGCCGTTGTTGTTATCTCTTAGACAATTTATCTAAGTCACTACTAATCATGCGATTTAACTTGTCTTGTTGTCTTTGTTGGTACTCTAAGTCGCGTATTCTACTGAATGCACGTTCCATCATATAAAGATGGACACCAAACAAAACTAATACGAGACACATTATTAGTACGCCTTCTAGTTCAGTCATTTCCTTGTCCTTTCGGTTTGTTAAGTTGTACGCTTCGCGTATAAAAGAACCTACACAACGTAAACAAAAGATGCAAGTATTATCTACAAAATAATTAAAAAAGTTGTCGTCTAAGTAAATAAAAAAATCAACATATATAACCAAAAACCAAATTTTCAACCAATTTTACAATTTCCAATCTAGGAAAAGACCGGCGCCCCTTTATGAAACAAAAGCCACACACAAAATAATGCGATTTTTTGAACAAAGTTAGAAATTTTGGGGTAAAGCTAGTAAGGTGGTAAAAAACGACGACTAGAATAATTTTGGAAAAAATTTTTCGATTGGACCCTCTCTAGAACACCGAGCATTATTTAAGATATAGATTTAATATTCTTAGTTATTCTTTAAGCACGAACATTAGTGTTTTTTTTCGTCCTTCGGACTGTTAAAGGTACTCTGTTTGCCTTGTTTGAGTCAATATATTTCTTTTACCTTGTTAATATTTTTTAGATTTCTAGCGAAATCAAGAGCATTAGAGTCTAGAACATTGAGTTATTGACGTGTCGTGCGGTTTTTTAAAAAAATATTTGACTTGTGTAGCAGTTTATAGTTAATTTGCATACACAATTAATTACTATGGGAGTATTATGAGTAAAAAAGAAACAAAAAAAGCAATGGAATTGACTATTGGAGGTCACCATTACAAGATAGTAGAATTACCACTTACACACGAAGATAAAAGTAAAGAACTATATGGAAGACATATGGTAAAAGACAATATCATACTTATTAATCAAGAAATACACGAATCAAGAAAGCAGGAAACGCTAGTACATGAGGTATTACATGCTATATTCTATAATTATGGACTAGAACACAAAGAAGGCTTAATTGACGCTATATCAAACGGATTATTTCAACTAGGAGTAGGAGAGTATCTATGGAAGACATCAAAAAAGCAATCTTAAAGGCAAAAGAAGACGGTAATACTGCATTAGTGCAACGATTACAGCAAGAGCTAGATGTATTAGAACAAATACGTCAAAACCTTGATTGGGACAGATATGAAAAAGAATTGTCTGTTTTAAGAAAACTAGAAGATAAACCTGATAAGGAGGATTTTCCAGATGAACCAAAAAACTAGCACAGCAGAAGACGTAGTATCTTACATAAAAGATAACTACCCTTCTACAGAAAAAGAATTTCAAACTCTTTTAAATGAAATGTATCTAACATTTTGTAAGAAACAGTTTGATTATGGTCCTGGCAATATTGCTATGGGTACCACGTTGAAAAACGAAAAAGAAGTCAATACAGCCTTATTTGGTATAATTGTAAGGCTAAATGATAAGATAAACAGACTAATCAACTTGTCAACAAACCATAATATGAAAGCAAAAAACGAACCAATAGAAGATGCTTTCTTAGATATTGCAGTTTATGGAGTGATGGCATTGATAGTTAAACAAAACAAATGGGGCAAGTAATGGCTGTAAGATGGACAGACGATGAAATAAGAATATTAGACCAGTACGGAAGAAGTGCTAAGTCTGCATTCGTACTGTATCAAGAAATACGTATTGCTGGATATAATAGAACATATAAAGCAGTATCTAGAAAAATAGAATCCTTAGGGTTAAGGAAGCCTACCAGATATACAACTGGACACGAAATGACAATAGGGTATTTAGATATTGAATCTACTGGATTTAGTGCTAATATCGATGTTATGTTGTCTTGGTGTATTAAAGGTAGAGGAAATAAGAAAGTAGCAGGAGCTAAGATTACAAGACAAGAGCTTATGTCTGAAAAACAAGACGCTCGTATTGTAGAGCTTCTAGTAGAAGAAATGAATAAATACGATGTAATATTTACATATTACGGAACTAGATTTGATATTCCGTTTATTAGAACACGTGCATTGTATCATAAAACATTCTTCCCTCTATATAGACAAAAATCACACAAAGACCTATATTATGTAGTAAAATCTAAATTAAAGCTACATCGTTCGTCATTAATGGCAGCTACAGAGTTTTTTGGTATTGCTGGTAAAACAAGAGTAAAACCAGAAATGTGGCAAAAAGCACGTTGGGGCGATGAAAAAGCTATGAAATACGTTTATGACCATAATGTGGCAGATGTAGTGATATTAGAAAAACTTCATAGAAAACTAGAAGAATATGCACCACCAATGGTTAGACCACTATAATTAGGAGGAAAAATGGCTAATAAAGAAGAAAAACTAACTATAATGAGCGATGGAAAAGAAATTAATTTCTATATGTCTGATTTGTCAGATGAAGCCAAAGCTCAGTATGCAAGAGCAAACGAACTTGCTTCAAGGCTAATGAGATTAGATAGAGAAGTAAACGAGGTAAGATTCCTTGCTAATAACTATGTTAGATTTGTTATTGACGAACTTGAAAAAGACGTTGACGATAACGAGGAAAAATAGTTAATTTATGAGAGAACGTATTGTAAAAGGCGTTACTCATTATTTGTATGATGACGTCAATGAGTTTCGAGAGCATCACGAAGGTGTTGCTTTGGTTACAGATTGGCGTCACTCAAATAAGGGAGATTGGATACAAACTGACGATGGTCAAGTATGTCAAGTATTATATCTTGGAGTACTTAAAAAGAAAGATAGAAAAAAAGAAACATCGTTTATAAGAAGTATAATGGGTTCTTATGTTTGCAATCCTTCTGTTATGATGGAAGGTGATATGAAAACAAATATGCATACATTTTCTACAGCAGGAGAATCTCCCTCTGTTAGAAAGAAAAACAGAAAACATGCTACAGATAAAGAATTTTTGTTTGGAAAGTATGTTGCAAAAGGAGACGATGTGGTTGAAGCTTATATGAAAGCGTTTCCTAGTAAAAATGAAAATTATGCTAAATCACAAGCAAAACTATTATTAAAAACCGATAGGGTGAAAAACTTGATTAGAGAAGAAATAGATAAATACTTGAATGAAGCGGAAATTACTCCAAATTATCTGTTAGAAGAGATGAGAGATATCATAGATAAAGGAGGCTCTTCCGACAGAGATAAGATTACAGCAATAACAACACTAATGAAGATATCTGGAATGATGGATACAGAAAAGACTACAGAGTCTTTAACATTGTTCCAAGGTTTTACAAAGGAGCAATTAAATGCAATTCAAGGGTCCCAACACAAAAAACTGGCAGAAGTTAAAAAAGATAACGAAAAGTAATCGTTGTTATATATGTCATCATCGTCTTAGCAAGACAGCTGTATTTTTATATAGTAAAAAGAAAGAAGATACGACTCATATAAAATGTTTTAATTGTTTAACAGTATATAACACGTCTTTTGGAATAACAGACGTAGGTATACCAGAGCAGGTAGGTAATGCATGAGGCTAGCAGTATACGGAACATTAAGAAGAGGTTTTGAAGAAACTGGAAAGGTAGAAGGATTTAGTCTTGTTTTTCCAGGACATAAGCATTTTCCAGCTTTAATTAAAAATAAAAACGGAAAAGGAGCTGTAGTAGAGCTATTAGAAGTTACAGAAGAAGATTTAAATATGTATGATACTTATGAGTCCACTAAAGACGGACTTTACATAAGGACAACAGCTAGCATTTCATTAGACGATACAAAAGAAAAAGAAAAATGTTGGATATATGTAGCTGGACCTTTATTATGGCAAAGCTCTAGTATGTTTACAGAGGTTCCAGACGGAGACTGGCTTTCACCTAAAACGTTAACAATGATGGATAGAGTCTATGAAAAAGAATACCAAGAAGCCAGAGACTTTTAATATAATACCACCAGACCTTTCTCAAAAAGAAATGGCTTTAGAGTTGGCAAAAAAAGACATAGTTACTTTTGGTCAAATGTTTTTACCAGAAGATTTTATGAAGTCAACTCCTGCTCCATATCAATATCAGTTAAGTGATATACTTTTAGGAGAAGAAAAGCGTATATGTATAATACTTCCTAGGGGTCATGCAAAATCTACTCTAGCAAAAACAGCTTTATTGCACCAACTATACTTTTCTCCTCCAGAAAAGAAACAATTTATAGCTTGGGTTTCAGAGGAGCAGTCTCAAGCTATTGACCACATTAAATACATACAAAATCATATTGATGTAAATCCTGCACTACAATATTACTTTGGAGACTTGAAAGGAAGCAAGTGGACTGAAAAAGAATTTACTACAGCTAGAGGAGATAGAATTATAGCTAAGGGTACTAGTCAAAGATTACGTGGTCGTTCTCAGTTAGGTCTTCGTTATACTAATATAATTCTAGATGACTTTGAATCAGAATTAAATACTAAAACACCAGATAGAAGAAGAGAGATAAAAGAATGGGTAATGTCTACAGTAGAGCCCGCATTAGAAAACTCAAAAGAGAACGAAGGGTCAATATGGCTTATTGGTACAATAGTCCATTACGACTCTTTTCTTCAAGGAGTATATGATGGATGGCTAGATGCTGAAAAAGAAAAAAGAAAGTCTGCTTGGCAAGTGTTATATAAAAAAGCTATAGTAGACGATACTCCTTTGTGGCCTAGTTATTTTACAAAACAAAAACTAGTAGACATAAAAAGAAGGTTTACAGAAATGGGTCTTGTTCATAAGTTTGCTCAAGAATATCTAAATGAAGCTAGAGACTTAGAAAGTGCAAAATTTCATATTGACAGAATAAATTATTATAAAGGAAATCTTGTAGAAAGAAATGGATTTAACTATATGATGGTTGACGAGTCTGCTATTCCTGTAAATGTATATATGGGAGTTGATTTAGCTTATGAAGCCAACGCAAGAAGCGACTATCAGGTTATAATGGTAATTGCTATTGATAGTGATAGAAATATCTATGTAGTTGATTATTATAGAGAACATTCTCCTTTATATGATATGCCTAAAAAAATAGTAGACATGGCAAGAGAATTTCATCCAGTAAGAAGAGTAAATGTAGAAAAAGTCGGTGCTCAGGGTTTAGTAAAAGATTACGTAAATCAACTTGTTGGAAAAGATAGAAAGCTTGCACCGGGACTGTCTCAAGGAGTAAGACCTCCTGCTGGTATAAAAAAAGAAGACAGGTTAGAAGCTCTTCTTTGCCCTATTGTCAATAGAAGAAAACTTTTTATAAAAAAAGAACATTCTAATTTAGTAGATGAAATGTTTGAGTTTCCAAAAGGTAGAAATGATGACCTTCTTGACGGACTTTGGTACTCTGTCACTACAGCAAAACCTCCAAAAAGCTCTGCAATCGACGCATCTAAATTAGAAGACAGAATAGAGAAAATGCAAGAAAGCAAAACAAAACAAGTAATAAACTGGGTAACTGGACAGAAAATATAATTTTTGTCTTGACTTCAATAGCTAAAATTGTTTATTTTTAGAGTAAAAATTAAACTGGGAGTTTATGGCTAATTACGACGAAAACAAATCAAAACCTCAAATTACAAAAGAATTATTTAGAAGGTGGAGAGACGCTAGACAGCAATGGGACGCTGAAGCAAGAAATGCAGTAGATTTTACTTTAGGAAATCATTATACACAAGATGAATCAAATGCCCTTCAATCTGTAGGTCAAGCTGATTTTGTTATAGATAGAGTTTATGCCGCTGTAGATAAATTAAAATCTATGCTTACAGCAAGACCGGCAAGATTTTCCGTTATTGCAAGAGAAGATTCTGACAATAAACTAGCTAATGTATGGAGAACTATCCTTGAATATGTATGGGATATATCCAACGGAGACAGTACTTTTAAACAAGTTGTTCACGATTATGCTGTTACTGGACTGGGATATATGTATGTATACATAGACCCTGAAGCCGATTATGGAAGAGGAGAAGTTAAGTATACCCACGTAGACCCTTTTAGAGTGTATGTAGACCCTGCATCAAGAGATAGATTTTTTACCGATGCATCTGGTATTATATTGTCTACTTTTTTAACCAGGCAGCAAGTTATAGACCTTTATCCTCAAATGGAAGAATTTATTGACGATATTGAAGTTGGAGTTAATTCTTTATATGGAGAAGACTATCCTACTTCTAATTTAAAAAACAGTAACAACGTGTTAACTCCTGCAGAAGCACAAAATTTAGACTACAATGTAAACCAAAAATATCAAATACTTGATAGATTTTATAAAGTAAAAGTCCCATATTATAGGTTGTTTAATACTATAGATGGAAGTGAGAAGATTGTAGACCCTGAAATTTATAGTGCTCTTATAGAACAGCCAGAAACTTTAGAAGCTATTCAGTCTGGAGCTATAGAAATAGAAGAGATTATGCAAACAAGAATTTCCCAATGTAGTAGCATTGGAGATACTTTACTTTATGAGCGTATTTTAAACACTGATATATATCCAATTGTTCCATTTACAAACATTTGGACTAATACTCCCTATCCAAAGTCAGATGTGAACAAGGTTAAAGATTCCCAAAGACTTTTAAATAAGTTGTTTTCTTTAACCTTGTCACACGCTCAATCTGCTGCTGGGTTAAAACTTTTAATTCCAGAAGGTAGTGTTGATAGTGTTAGTCAGTTAGAAAAAGATTGGGCTAATCCAAATGCGGTTATTGAATACAACCCAGAGTTTGGTGAGCCACATTACCCTCAACCAGCTCCTTTGACTAGCGAGTTTTATTATTTAATTGATAGGGTAGAAAAATATATAGATTTAAACTTTGGTATACCAGAACTGTTACAAGGAGTTAAAGATTCTGCACCAGAGTCTGTTAGAGGTACGATGCTTTTATCAGAAATGGGAGAATCTAGAGGTAAATCAAAATTAAGAGATATTGAAGCAAGTTTATCAAAAGTTGGTCAAGTAATTTATAATTTAGCAAAAGACCATTATAAATTTGCAAAAACATTTAGAATTGTACAACCGAATAATGATATTACTGAATTTTCAGTAAATATGAGATTGTATGATAATAAACAGAATGAAATAGCGACACTAAAGAATGATATTCAATTAGGTCAACATGACATTCGTATTATATCAGGTTCAACTTTGCCAAGCAATAAGGTATCAGAATACAATATGTACCTTGATGCCTATAAGTTAGGTCTGGTAGATGACGTTGAGGTTTTGAAGAAAAGCGAAATCTTTGACAAAGAAGGTGTCCTTCAAAGAAAAGGTCGTATGGCACAAATGCAACAGTATATTACACAACTTGAAAATCAAGTAAAGAAACTAAGTGGCGATTTACAAACATCTGAACGTGAGCAGGTTTCTGCTAGAAAACGTACAGAAGTTGAGAAGTTCAAATCTGGGTTAAACGAGATTAGTTCTAACGCCAAAGTTAAAGAAAAAGAAAAGGTAATGCAACTGGGTAACATTATTGACCAAATGAATGAATCTATGGAGGAAGAAAAAAATAACAACCCTGGTTCAGAGCAATAAGCTAAATCAGGAGAGGAGAAAAAAATGGCAAAAGAAGAACAACAACAGGTTGAAAAGCAAGACCCAATTGTAGACTCTGTGGTGGAACCAACAGTTTCATTACAAGAAGAAGCCGTAGAAGAAGGTGTAGAAGCATCTGAATCTGTAGATTGGGAACAAGAAGCTAAAAAGTTTCAATCAATGTACGACAAGAAAACAGTAGAGCATGAGCATCTTGCAAGAGAGTCGCAAGACTTACTTCAGTTAAAAGATACTTTAAACTCTAACCCTGAACTTGTAAATGTAATTGAAAAAACTCTTTCTGGAGAATCGGTTGAGGACAAAGGAAATGCGGGAAGTACAACCCCAGAAAACTTTGACCCTTGGGACGCCTACTACAAGCCAGAATCTGAATCTTACAAATTTAGAGTAAGTAATGAGAAAAAGCTTGTACATGAGACAGTAGATAACGAATTGGCTAGACTTAAGCAAGATATGGCATTCAATAATTTAAAAACAGAATTAGTAAGTAAACACAATTTAGGACAAGAAGATGCAGAGAAGTTTTTACAATTTGCAACAACTCCTAAAGCTAACTTACCTATTGAAACATTAATTAAAGTGTGGAAAGAAGGTTCAGGAAAATCTCCTAAAAAGAGTGAAAACCTGGAAGCGGTGAAAAAAACTAAATCAATTCCTAAACCAGCTGGAGTACTTCAAGGCGGCGAACAGCCACAAGCCTCAGAAGGAGACCAGGTTTGGGATAGAATTATGAATACCAGTCGTGGCGGAAGATTAGTCAAATAACAATTTAGGAGACTAAAATGGCTATAAATGAAGGAACATTAAAAGCTTCCAACATTACAGCAGCTGCTAGCTCGGCTGGTTACGGACAAGCCCCTGACCAGAGAAAACTATATGATTTCTCTGATAGGGTTGCTGAACTAACACCAGAAGAGTCACCGTTTTTTACCTACCTAAGTAATGTTTCTAAAGTAGCAACAGATGATAATCAGTTCCGTTTTCTTGAAAACAGAACTCAAATCAACTACACTGCAAGAACATTTAACTTAGCGGCGGCAGTAAACGGCGGCAGTGCAGTAACTGCAGGAAGTGTTTATGACTTTACAGTTGATGATGGCTCAGGAGCAGCAATTAAATTCCTTACTAAAGGAATGGTTTTTGCTGTAAGCGTGCTAGATTCAACAGCAGGTTACTCTCAAGCGTTAGTAAGAGTTGAATCAGCTCCATTAGCAGCTTCAGCAGCTACTACCTTCCAAGGTAGAGTTGTAGAACTTTCTGATGTAACTACTTCTGGATATAATGTAATGTCTGACAATGATGCTTGCCAAATTATTGGTACATCATTTGAAGAAGGAACAGCTTCTCCAGATACATTTAGTGATACATTAGATGATGGATTCGGTTTTACACAAATCTTTAAAACAGCTTGTGAATTAACTAATACAGCAATAGCAACACGTCATCGTGGCTATGCTAACGAGTTCGATAGAATTTGGGCTCAAAAACTACGTGAACATAAAATTGACATTGAAAGAGCTATGCTTTTCGGTCAAAAAGCTCGCGTAAATGGCGTTCAGTATACTGAAGGTCTAGTAGGAAACATTCTAAAGAATGTTACTCCAGTAACAGATGATTCTGCATTATCTTATTCTTCAGGAAAAGGATATTACAGAAGCTGTACAACTGCTGAGTTAACATACGATAGATTGCTATCAGACTTAGAAGTTATATTTGACCCAGCAAGAGGCGGAGCAAGTGAAAAACTTGTTATGGCTTCTTTACCGGTAATCTCATTTTTCAACAAGATGGGCGATGGTGCATTCATTGATGCTTCTGTTGGACATGCAAATGGTCCTTACAGAGTAAATATGGATAATGTAGAAGGAGCATTCGGACACAAATTAATGGAAATTAACACTGTGCACGGAAGCTTATTCCTAGTAAAACAACCTCTATTTAGAGGTATTGCTAGTGGAATGATGATGATGGCTGACATGAGTCAGTTGGCATACAGACCATTAGTTGGTAACGGTATTAATCGTGACACTCAAATCATGACAAATGTACAAAGTGCAGATGAGGATTTAAGAAAAGACATGATTCTAACTGAAGCTGGTCTAGAAATTACATTACCTGAATCTCACGCTCTATATAACGTGGAGGGATTATAAAATGGGTAAAGCTAATTACATTAATAATAACAGTGGTGTTGCTAATCATTTAGTAAAGGTACTTAAAGTTGTTGAAGACATTGCGTTGGAAGCAAAACATAGTGGCTCTTTAGTATTGGTAAACCCAACTGCAACTACAGAAATTGACCTTCCTGCTCTATCTTCGATAGAACCAGGTTGGAATGTTAAAATTGTATTAACTGAGGACACAGACGGTAGCGATACTGGTATGGACCAAAAAGTTAATATTGATTTTGGTTCTGGTAACGACATCGTAGGTCAAACTTACGCTGTTGACGGAGATGCAGGAGACATAGCTGTGAACAACGATGATTTCATCGCATGTTCTGCAGCCGCTACACCTGGAGATAGATTTGATATCTTTAGTGACGGCTCAAGATGGTATGTAAACGGATTCGTTGCAGACGCAAGTGAATGTCCGTTCGCTACAGCAGCTGGTTAATAGTAATAACCATAACCCTTAATAGGGTAGCAGTATTGGAACTGTGGGACTATTCAATAAAAGGATAGTCCCGAAATCCAAGAAGGAAAAAATATGTTAGAATTATTTAAAGATAAAAATGAATATAACGAAAAAAACATCATCGGGTTTTTATCGTTTGCACTTATGTGTGTTTTTGGTATGGTAGATTTAACGATGGGTATTATTGGAATTGAGTTACTGGTAAATGACTATATTTACAATTCATTTGTTTGGGTAACATTAGGTAGCTTTGGTATATCTGGAGCAGAAAAAGTTTATAAAAAATAATAGGAGAATAAAATGGCAGCATATAATACAATTACAAAAGTAATTATTAATGACATCAGTCCAGCAGCTAGTGATGTATCAGGTTCTTTAGCTAAAGAAATCAATGATTACATTCAAACTTTAGATAGCACTAACAATGCTATCGTTGATATACAAGCAGTAAAGCTTGATAGAAGTAGAGTTGCATATATTATAGTTTCAACTGGATAATAAATGAATTGTCAACATTGCAATAAGCCAAATCCAGAGGGAATGTTTAACTGCCCTTCTTGTGGTCAAAGAGCGGCGGCACCTAAATGGAATACTAACTTTGTTGTCAGGGAAAACAATCCTTGGGCAACAGCTATTAGAAAAGACCAGATTGATATAAGAACATTGTCCCAAGAGGAAGGAACTAAGAAGCTTCAAGAAGGAGCGGGTAAAACTTCTAAAAAGGGACCAGTAAGGAGGATACTATAATGCCGATGGTAAATGGAAAAAGCTACTCTTACACAGAGAGCGGTATGAAAAAAGCAGTTAAAGCAGCTAAAAAAGCTGGTAAAAAACTTAAATATAAAAAGAAGAAGAAATAGTTATGGCTAAAAGAGGATTGTATGCAAATATACACGCAAAACGTAAACGTATTGCAGCAGGTTCTGGAGAAAGAATGAGAAGACCTGGAAGTACAGGTGCTCCTACTAAAGAACAATTTATGGCCGCTAAAAAAACAGTTAACAAACGTAAAAAGGCAACTAAAGGTTAATGAGAAGACCAACATTTGGAACGCAAGTTAGAAGAACTAACGGAAAGAAAAAGACTAGACAAGGTATGAGTAAAAATACTAAGATGGGAAATAAGATGAGTACAAAAAATTATATAAAACCATATAGAGGACAAGGTAGATAATGGCTGAAACATTTAAAAATCAGGTAGATGCGTTAACAGGTTTTGCAAGCACTGAAGACAATGCTTTATCCGACTGGTTAACTTCTGGTGCTCGTTCTGTATTAAATGTACTACCTTTACCTAAGCTAGAAAGAATAGCTAGTAATGAAAACTTTACAGACAATATAGACGTTGAAGGCAAAAAAATATTATCTGTTATTAGAAAAGATGCTAGCAACAACAATTACTATATACCTTGCAGAAAGTTGCTTCCTAGTCAAATGGGAATTGTTCACGATTCTTCATATATGGAATATGCAACAACTAGTGACCCTGCTTATATTATACATAATGATGTATTAAATACTTTTCCTCAAAGTGTAGCTTCTAATGACAGTAGAGTTGTATTTATAAACTCTGCTATAACAGTAGCTCACGGAGATAGTTCTATATCTAATTTTCCAGATGAGGCAGAACAAGCAGTTGTTTTGTATGCAAGTAGGAATGCCTTACAAAGATTGATGAACAATATGAACTCTATCAGCGCTTTAACTGTAAGCGTAAGTGCTCCAAGTGCACCTAGTTTAGCTACAGTAAGCTATAGTAATGCAACAAATGCAGATGCAAGTGCTACTGCAGTTGGAGCTATAACAGTAGCATCTGTTGCAGACGTTGACCCAACAGGTTCTGTACCTACTTATTCAAAGCCTAGTATAACAACTAGAGTATCTTTTGAAGACTTCTTTAGCGGTAGTGAAGATATGAACCCTTTTGGAGATAGTGACCCAGGAGAATTTTCAACAAGCACTCCACCTACTTTATCATCTGCAAGCTTTAGTACTCCCTCTGTCGGAGATGTAACTATTGCTAGTTTTGGTACAGCTCCATCTTATACAGCTCCTACAGTTGCTGGTGCTTCAGAAGAGTTGACTGCTGCTATAACAGATGGTACAATAGGAACAGATGCAGATTTTCAAGACTTTAGCGACTGGTTTGAAGTATTAGGACATATGATTGAAGATGAAGAAGATACAGAGTTAGCACAAGTACAATTAGGAAAAATTAATAGTTATGTATCTTCGTATCAATCTGCAATGCAAAATCAATTAAATGTTTTTAATGACGCTAATGTTGAATATCAAGCCTCAATTCAGCAAAAAATAGAACAAGCTCGTATAAGTGCTAGAGACGAAGAGCAAACAGCTTCTTTGTTATTGCAAAAAGAAGTTCAAGAGTATCAAGCAAAGATTTCAGAATATCAAGCAGAAGTTAATAAAGATGTTCAAACGTATGTACAAAAATTAGATAGATATAAAACAGAAGTTGCAACAGCTTTTCAAGCTTGGTCAACTACAGAAGGCTTTAGCCTACAGCAATATCAAGCAGATATACAAAACGAATTAAATGAGTTTAATAAAGAGAATGTAAGATACCAGGCAGAGATACAAGACCAGGTTACTAAACACAACACTGCTTTACAAAGAGCAATAACACAAGCACAGATAGATGCGGCAGATGCTCAACAAGAAGCACAGCAAGCTACTCAAGTAGATTTAGCTAACAAGGCACAAGACCAAGCTTTAGCATTACAAAACGCTGCACAGACTATGGCAGCTGCTATACAAAACAATGATGACTTGTTGCAAAAATTTAATGCTGAGTTAGGAAAATATTCTGCTCAAGTAAATGATGAAGTTCAAGAATTTAATTCTAACTTGCAAAAAGACATTGCGAAATATCAATGGTATGGACAACAGTATCAAACAATAGATGCTCAGTATAAAGAACAAATACAAACTCTTCAAGGTGCATTGTAATGAGTATACCTACAAGTTGGACTAAACAAACGGTAAGACCAGATAGTACTTGGACAGAGCAAAGTATTTCTCCAAGTTCATCTTGGACAGAACAAGCTTTATCTTCTATAGGTTCTATATGGTCAGAAGTTTTTCAAGGGTTTTCTTTCTGGGCTCTTTTTGCGGCGGACTGGGATAATAGCACTCAAAATTGGGAGGATTTTTAATGGCAGCTATAGAATTTAGTGTAAAAGAAATAGTAAGTAGAGTTAGGCAAGCAGTTCCTGAAGCTAGTGAAAACTATATAATAAACCTTATTAATGAAGGATTAATAGATATGGGTAAGTATAGTACTAAAATGGAATATGGTAAAACTAATCTTATTAACGACCAACTATGGTATGGTATAGATGATGATAGAGATATTACAATTAATAAAATATTTAAATGTAGTATATTAAACTCTAACGGAGAATATATAAGAATACCTAGACTAGTTAATCAAGATATTAAATTAACAGATACGGAGTAAAAATGGCGGCAGTAACCAGCACATTCAAAGACCCTTCTGATTCGTTTGTATGGTGGATAGAAGGTGATAAGCTTGCAATAGCTACAACTTTAGGAGATGGAGGTACTTCAGAAACAGCAGAAGGAAAATTTAAAGCAGCTAGTATAGGTTCTGCAACAGACTATATTAGTAACGGTCTTTTAATTTCATACTACGCTGAACCAGATAAAATAGATAATTCATCAGGAACAGGAATATCAGCTACAATAGATTTAGAAAACGTGTTACAACCATTGTTAATAGATTATGTGAAAGGACATCTTTTAATAGACGCAGCAGCTAAAGCTTCTGACCCTCAAAGAGCTGCGTTGAAAATGCAAATGGGGCAGCAGTTTTTAGCATTATATAAAGAAGGTATTAGAAGACACGGAATGAAAAAGAATGATAAAACAGGCGGAACAAGAGCTATAGTTCCTGCAAACCTAAGGTAAAAAATGGCGACATTAACTGGAAAAAGAGTAAAAGATACATACAAAGATTTATTGCAAATATCAAATAGCAATAGTGGAATAGACTCAACATTAAGGACCATATCAGATGGAGAAGCTACAGATAGTGTACTACAAATTAGCAGTTCTGCTGTTAACATATCCTCAGCAGGCGCGCTACAGTATGCTGGCGTTGCTATTACTTCTACAGCTGCTGAGCTAAACATATTAGACGGAGTAACTGCTACGACAGCAGAAATCAATTACATTGATGGCGTTACATCTAATATACAAACACAATTAAATTTAAAAGCTCCTCTAGCAGGAGCTAGTCTTACTGGAACGACTTCTTTCGAGAACTTATCAGATGGAACTATAACAATAACTGCATTTGCAGATGAAGATGATTTTAGTTCTAATTCTGCGACATTGTTAGCAACTCAACAAAGTATTAAAGCATATGTAGATGCTAATGTTAATACAGAATTAATACAAGATTTAGTAGGTGCGATGTTTACAAGCAATACCGAATCAGGTATTACCGTTGATTACCAAGATAGCGATGGCACGATAGATTTAACAGTATCAACACAATCAGATAATAATTTTACTACAACTTTAAAGAATAAATTAGATGCCATAGAATCATCAGCTACCGCAGACCAAACAGCTTCTGAAATAAGAACGCTTGTAGAAAGTGCATCTGACTCTAATGTATTTACAGATGATGACCATTCTAAGTTAAATGCTATTGAAGCAAGTGCT